ATCATGGTGGTAAGGGAAGAGGACTGCTTATCCCCTTGAGCAGACCAATTCTCAAGATCGACTCCAGATGTTCCAAAGATAAGCGACTTTAATTGATCAGCTAGCGCAAAGTCAGACTCTGGAACAGACGAAGGCATTATTTTTTCACAATCGACTAACTCGAATCCTTCGTTGATGATGATGTCCCATCCCTGACCGGATTTTTTAAGGTTGTCCTCGTTCGCCACTGCTCCGACTTTTCTTTTCCATCCGCTCTGGATTGTGGATTCCGAAATATCGTGATTAATAATGATTCGCCGATTGAGTAGATAATTAGAATCGCGCATAGTGCGCACAAGACCCCGAGCACGCAAATCATAGTAGTTAATATGGGGTTCGTAATTCCAGAATACAGGAATGAAAGGACAACCATCAAACCCCAGAGGGTTATCGCCCTGATACATAAGCTGATCATTTAATACCACCGCCAGTTTCCAACATGGGACCTCGACCTCTACCTCTTCCATGTCATTGATTGCATATAGAATTTGTTCTAACTGCCCGTCACCACCTGCAAAATCAAAGAATTGATTTCTTGATCTAGAATAGAGGCGCTTCTTTTTCTTCTTCCATCGATACCACACATAGGAAAGCACCATCAAATCGTTGCGCGCCATGTTGTAATTCTCTGGCAAAAAGTAGAAGCTTCCGTAGCGCTGAGGAGTACCAGACATCGGCTGGATGGTTTGCGCCTTATCCGGGAATCTAAACGTTGCTTCTTGTTTGCTGATATACTCTTGACACCACACAAACTGACAATCGCTCATATCCTTGGTGTCTCTAAAATAGGGGTCAACGAGAAACGAGTTGTACTCCCACAGCTTCAGTTTCATTTGACCCTGAGCTGCGTCGTCTCCGTTGTAGTCTAGGTAAGGCTGCAGAAGCACCAGTCCTGTGATTGCTGCTTGCTCACAAGCCCTACTGAAAACTTCGTTGATCCCTTCAACATTAGAAACATGAGTAATTAGTTTTGTGTACTGATCTGTCGTTTGAGAATCAGTACCTGCGGCTGGAATGAAATTTGGCCCTTTCCTGTGCTGTCTCTGGTAGCCTGTAATCATGTTTACAGGCTGTTGCAGCAAGTTGAAGTAGAATTGTTGAAAGGAGGATGAGGGAGTGTAGTTAAAGTAGCGATTGATAAAGTTTTGTGCGCCCGCGTAAAAGAGGGTATCAATGTTACTTTGGTTCCAACGCGCTTGTTCGATGGGCTGGAACTTACTGTAGAGATTGTCAAGCCATTGCCTAACTGATCCCTGAGATGGTTCGAGGTTGTTATTCCAAGGTGGATAATAGAACGACATGGGCCCTCATAAAATCTTTTCTAAAGATTAGACTAAAGATTTTATTTGGGCAATATGACTTTCAAGGAAGGACTTGAACCTTCATCACCGCTTTAACGGGGTTTTGCTCTCTTTTTAAACTACTCTACTCGTAACTATGAATATTAAACGGATCTTTAAATTTTTCATAGGAAAATTGAATACATTTTTCTACATGCTGACGGCAAAGATGGTGCAACTTTTTTTGAAAAACCTCCCAAGATTCATCATCAAAGTATCTTTCCAATTTTAAATCTCCTCTTTGGATCGCCGACCAAATCTCCCACTTGATTTTACATTCCAAAGAATCAAGCCTTTTATCTATTTTTTCAAAAAGCCCTTTGGTTTTTTCGTGACAAATCTTTGCAGCTATTTCTTTTACCTTGTCTTCTGTTATGTAATCCATTTGGTTCCTTATGCATATGTGAATTTTTTGCACAAACCACAAATTGGGCCTTATATACTCTTAGCATGACAAATATACATCTCCAATTGCTCTAAGTCTGAACGCTCGAACACGATAAAAACGCGAGAGTCATCAAAAAAGCCATCTCTTGCCTCTGAGCTGTTCATAGGATACGAGGTTCCATTTTTAATTGAATCTTCCTCCTTTTCTAGCAAATCTTCAGAGCTTTCAAACTCAATCGATGTAATAGGCCTATAAAAAAAATCACAAGGATGCCCATTTTTATCGACTAATGTTTCAAGCTTAACGCAAAGACCGAGTTTATCATCGAAATAAATGATCCCTGGGTTAAGTTGCAAAAATTTTTTTCTCTTGTAGTATCGCATCTTTATCCTATTCCAAAATTAAAAGTTCGATTTTTTCCATTTTGGCACAGTTTAGGATCTTTATAGAATTGTCGTAAGGAAAGCTAATTGTTCCAGTAAACGTATTTTTTGTTTTATTATTAAAAGACTCGTGAAACTTTTTATAAATATTTTCACTTAAATAAATCCTTTCCGTCCTTCCGCTTTCCCACATTATCTCAATAATAAATGATTTTTTTTTCTCTTTTTTTATTCCAAACATGCATTATCCTCAATACTTTTTAAATCGATTTACTAGACGTTAATTATTGTGTTGGAGCAACGGCTTCTTTTCTAAGAAACTTGTAAATTTCCTCTCTGGAATCGTCAAATCCCTTTTCATACATCATCCAATCTTCTGCTCCATTAATGTATGGCTTTACTTTTTTAACCCCTCTTATCATTTTCAGAGCGTTTATTATTTGCTCAGAGTCGTCTTTTCTTGTTTCTTTCTCTAATGTAACCAAAAATCCTTTGTATCGATCTGTCATATATCCCTATTTTGTTTCTTGTTTATCCATAAGGCTTAAATCCATACCCACCAGGATGGTATTTTCCCTTCAACTCTTGCTCTTGCTTTTTGTAGTATGCCTGCTCGTCGAATGTAGACACCTTGTGGGAGAATATAGCGTAGCGTAAGGCGTCGACCGAGTGATCGTTTACCTTGAGAGGTTCGTCATATCCTTTAATTGCGGCTTTGCTATCCCAGACATACCCCTCCATCTCCCTGATAGTGTTTGTGCAGTTTTCCAAGATGGTCAGTGTTCCTTTAAACAGGGCGCTTGAAACCTCTTGTATTCCGCCTATCACATCGTTTTTAGCATGCACTACGTGAAGACCTTGCCTTCTAAGCTCTAACTGAAAAGCCTCTGCACTGGGATCTATGTAGATTGTTTTGATGGCATATGGTTCCAAAAACTCCTTCACGTCCTGAGTAAATTCAGCGTTGGTCTTTTGCCTTCCCTTCTTTTTTGGGTCCCAATAGTATTCCGCCTCTACCCACAGTTGTTTCTTTGTTTGCGTGTGCTTTCCTGAATTCACCCCAATTACTAGGCAACAAAATGGATTCACTGTTCCATAGTCAATGGCAGCAATCCAATATTCCGCAGCTGTGGGAGGTCTCTCTCTTACATGAGTGTTTCTGTCAAAGTGCTCGTAGACTGCTCCCTCTGCCTGACACCATAGGCCCAGGTAATTTCTTTTGTAAAAGATTCCAGACGATGAAGCCTTTAAATCTTCGATATACGCTTGAGGCAAATAGGGATTGTCTTCCACAGTAAAATGAAGAGCATAGTGCCTGGAGCTTCCCTGATCAGCTTGATCTATCCAGTGCTTGATTTTGTGTGTAGGATGGCTAGGGTTCATAGAGGCAAAACCCATAGAATAGCTAAGAGATAAGCGTGAGTTGATCATATCAACGATCGATTCTGGATAAAGAGTCATCTCATCGCAGTAGACAAGAGACATCGTCTTCCCCTGAATAACTGCTGCCGCTCCTTCGTCTTTGGCCCCTGTTGTGCTGATTGTCTTGTCAAAGAACGAAAGCTTTCTTGTGCTTGTATGCCAAGTGCAGAAGGGTCTATATATCTCCAACTGAGGGCATTCAAAAATAAGTCTAATTGCATTGTCATAGATAGTGGATGAGGTGTGTCCTATCATCCATATCTGAGAGTCTGGACACTTGTAGCAAGCCTGAAGAAACCTAAATAGAGTGCATACGGTTTTTCCCGATCTAACAGATCCGTGCGCGAGGTTCCATCTTTTAGTCGAATTTTGAATGAATTCTTCTTGTTTTGGAGCAAATATATCAGTCATTTGATATTTTTTTCCCGGCATTATACATCAGGATATATATGAGGAATAGGGCAAAATGCAAGTTGTGTGGCGATCTATTGGAGAGCTTCCATAGACACGACTTTGTCTCTTGCAAGTGTGGAGAGATTTCTATCGAAGGCGGCGAGGTTGTCTTTAAATGTTTTTCCAAGAACTGGGAAAACTTTATAAGGATAGATGATGATGGGAACGAAGTTTCTGTTAAAGTTGTAGAAAAAGACAATCAAGAAGAGCCCGTGCACCGTGAGAAGTCTTATGCATTAGGAAGAAAGGATAAGATTAAGATGCTAAAGACCCTAACTGAAAACATCTCCAATCTTCCTGAGTCTGCAATGAGCCTGCCTGTCAGCCACTACGATCTTTACTCGTTTATGCTTGTGGTGTCTGAGTTGTTTTCTGAAGAACTTTCTTCTGAGGGGGCATCAGAACCTGAGACGGAATCAAATGGCATAACTTCTTGACGTTTGTTATAGTAGTCAATAATCTCGTCAAACCTTTTAACGAGCTCGGGGTTGTTAATCGATGCGTCTTTGCCTTGGTTTAACCACTCTTCACCAAGCAATTTAAGCATCATATTGCTCCCTCTCATGGCTGTTTGAAACTGCTTTGCCCTGAGCATTGCATGGCCTCCGGCTTTTCTCTTTGCCATCACCTCCGTGAAAGTCGAACCCTTGTGTTCGATCTTAAATCTAGTATACAAAGTATCATCAGATATACCAAAATACCCTGCAACTTCCCTGGCATTGCAACCAGCAACCATCAAATCGTCTACTTTTTTCCAGTCTATTTTTATCGCAGGTCTGTGAGGAGGCGTGGGAGGGTCAACTTTTCTTCTTCCCATTTTTCTTCTTCTTTAATTTTTGTTTACATTCGGGACATTTTTCATCTTCTTGTGTTTCTTCAGATCCAGAAAAAAGGTCATCTTCTGCGTAATCTAAAAAATCTTGTGGGTCAAACCCCCATTCTACAAGCTCTATCGTTTCAAAGTCATTAGCTAGGACATCCCAGTCCCATTCGCCTGTATTCTTGTTGCTTCTAATGAGATACTCGCGCATTTCGTCTTCTGTGAGCATTCTGTCAGGAACTCTAACTTCTACCTCTGCGTTTTTAGATGTTGTTCCCTTAAGCAGATTGACGCGCATGTGTCCTGCAATGATCCTATTGTCTGGCTGGACAGCAATGAGTTCGCAATAACCAAACCTCTCAATGCTCTGTCTTAGCTGATTAGCTTGTTCTTTTGTCATTTTCCTGGGGTTTTTTTTGTACGGAACCAAGTCTTTCAACTTGCGTTTTTCCGTTCTCCAGGTTATTTTCTCCATGAATATTCCTTGATTTTTCTTAAAAATAATGAAGGGCAAGTTTTTTTTCAAATAATTATGAGTGATATCCCAAAGAGAACAAAGTGTTTTTTTGTGTATAAGCTTGGAGAGAGGCTTATTGCTTTCTCAGAAAAAAGAGAGGCATTCCCTGGCAAATACAAGGGCCGTGTTATGGCCCTCTACATGAAGCAAAACTACGATGTTAATGAGTTGTGTTTGCAAGAAATGGTCCTTAAAAAGGTAATAGAGGCGCATGAAAAAGGAAAAAAGAGCGTTAGGATTGTCTAGCTCTTGTGCATCTTTTTCAGTGTTTCTGCTAAAACCGCTCTTTTTCTTGTTGTTGGGTTTTTTGAGTGCTCGGCTTTTTTTAGCTTGGAAGCTGGTATCTTCTCCCCTTCTTTAACGTGGAGAGACGCTCGAAGAGCTCCTGGCTTCTTGATAGCTTTGCTAATCCATTTGTCTTTGGACATTATTTCCTCTTCTTAGACATTTTTTCAGCGTGCTCGCACTTCTTGTCTCTTTTGATATCTTCTTTTACCAAACGCTTTTCTTGTTTGGCTGCTGTTTTTTTTACCTTCTCAAATCCCTTCTTAATCGCCTTGTCCATTACTTTTCCTTTTAAGGCCCTTTGTGGCCTTAATCATTTGCTGAGCGTGCTTCTTCATTTCGTTTCTATGGTAGTCCACCATTTTCCTATGATGCTCTAGAGCGCTTCTCTTTTCTTTTTGAACGTCGTCGTTGATTTGCTCCATAGCCTTCCCTTTCTAATAAAAATTTAGTTTATCTAAGGATTTATGGCAAAAATAGTTTTTTCTAACCATTTTCCATCTCGATTAGCTGGTCGATGATGTTTAGGCATTCTTCTATACAAAATTCCATGTTTCTATACACAAAATCTTTGTCTTTACATTTTTCCTTTAATAAGTATGTAAAATGGTCGTTTAAATCGACAGTACTAAAACCAATTATGTGAATTTTTAAAAATACAGTGTTCATATTGTTAAAAGCTAAACCATTATAACATACAATTTTTTGAAGTTTTTCTTCATTTCCATAGTAAGGATGGGATTGTGGAACCATAACAAAACCGCGCAGATATCCTCCTGCAACTTGCCTTTCTTCTATTTTTATTTGTGGGTCCACTCTGTGAATTTCTGCTTTATAGTCTTTGTACTCTAGATGAATTGTGTCCGCCTCTTCTACCCATTCTCCATATCCAAACCACTTTAATTTTTGCTCAGTTGTCAATCGGTGTTCTTCTTGAGTTATCTTATATTCTCGTGTCATCTGATTTCCTAATATACTTGTAAAGTGTCTCTCTAGAGATTCCAAGTTCTCTAGCTATTTGAGATTTGCTTTTTCTCGTTTGCATCTCTTGGTTTATTTTCCAAAGCTTGACATCGTCTACCTTTCTCTTTCTTCCGAGATACTTTCCTTCTTTCTTTGCTTTATCGATCCCAATGCGCTGTCTTTCTTTGGCAAGTTGAGAGAAGAAGTGAATAAAGGATTTCATCATGTCGTAAGCAAGTTTTGACATGAGGTCATTTTTCTTTCCTAAAAGGATTCCCTCTCGGACAAACTGAATTTGTACTTGTTTTTTGAGTAGGAACTCTACAATCTCGTCTAGGTCATAACCATTTCTTCCTAATCTATCCATGCATTCGACAAAGACTATGTCATCTTCTCTTACGTAATCTTTAAGCTGAGCAAGCGCTTGTCTATTTTTGGTTGAATAACCGGTTTCAATGTCTGTAAAAATTTTGTCGAGTTCTAATCCGATTAACTGACTGTCTGGATTTTGCTCGTTTGTCGACACCCTTTTATAACCAACTCTTTTTCCTGTCATTACCAACTCCTTGTGAAGATATGATAAGACATATGCTTTCAAGTTGTCAAATAGGGTTTTTGTAAGTCTAAATTAAGAGGGAAGAGAAAGTGAATTTAAAAAATGTAATACGATGTGTCTTGGGAGTACCCTAATATGACAAAAAAATAAAAAGGACAGGATTGACGTATTTTATGATCTTTTTTTCTTTAAAATCTTGGCGCCTGATTTTCTGGCTTCCGACAATGCAATCGCAATGGACTGCTTTTGTGGCCTACCTGATTCTCTAAGTTCTTTAATGTTCTCTGATATCACCTGTCTTGACTTTCCTTTCTTAAGCGCCATGACGACCTCGTTTGGTTATTTGTTTTTTTCCTTCAGCTCTTTAAAATCTTCTTCCGTTTTTTTGTATGCTGTTGCCATTTGTTCCAGTATATATTTATATTCTTCGTGTGCAATGCCTTTCATTATCGAAAGACTTGCACAGGCTGTTTGTATTAGGATTACCGTTTCTAAAGGGGGAAGCGCCAACTCTTCAGCTATTTCTCGAATTTTTTCGCGCGCTTCCTGTTTTCTCTCTTCACTGTTCATTTGTTTCCCTTTTTTTATAAACTTTTAAATCTTGTTCATGCAATGAATGTAATTTTTCTTTAAATGCCCTGTTGGAAATTAGTGCGCATTTTACTATGTTCTCATAGCTTTCTATGTCCATGCTAGGAAGTAAGGAAAGATATATGCTCGTGTCTTGTAATAACGTGATAGATTCCTCTATAGATCCCTTTAACTCGGATAACGTTTCGAAAATTTTATCCCTGGCTTTTTCTCTTCGCTCTTCTTCATTCATTGTTTTGATTCCTCTAAAATATAGTTAATCAAGTCTTGTGTCTTCTTAAGCTCTTCTTTGTGTGACGTGTAATTATTCAATATAGATTGCAACATAGACACGTACTCTTCTATGTCAATTTTATTAAACATAGCAAGAAATGCGCACACAGCATGTAAAAACATGATAGATTTGTGTGGAGACATATTTAACTCTGCTAATGCTTCATAAATTTTGGTTCTAGCTATTCTTTCTCTTTCCAATTCTTCAATCATATATTTCCTCTATTTCGATAATCGTCTTAGGTTTCTTGCTGTAATATTTTTCTGTTGTTCCTTTAACAATGATAGCATCATCAGTGAGAACCGTCCCAATGAGCGTATCACTTGCAAATTTTCTAAGATTGTCGATGTCCGGCCGTTTATTATGATAAACCTTTTCCCCTGCATCGATTTTTTTAATGATTGACTTTGCCAAATTATTGGGAATTGGCATTTCGAAAAAAATATCAACGCGTACCGCTCGATTGTAGAGAGGTCTGTCTTTATGCAGAATCTTGAGGATAATCTTGGAGGCTTCTTTTTCTTTTTGTCTCGGGCTAAACGAATTTGCGCCATAGCCTTGATGCGCCTTCCACGAGACGGGGATAATTGGGATTTCATAACGCATGTTCCTCTAAATATTCCAATAAATGATCGCTACGGGAGAAGCTTCGCATTTATCGCAGTCTAAATTGTGTGTCCAATGAAACGGGTAATCTGTTCTGTAACCCATTTTTTTAATGCAATCGATACAAAAGTACCTAAAGTCATTGGACTTGACCGGATTCCTGGGCTTTGGGCGTTTGTATTGACTCATCGGACACCTTCATTATCTGACCTTTCTCTAACATCACGAATCCCCAATAGGTAAAGGGGACCGTCCCCCTGGATTTCTTGTATAGCTTCAAGGCATTTCTTTTGCTGGGCCAAGATTTATCTGAGGCCCATCTATATATGGATGTAGGATCGGCTCGTATCATAAAAGCGACGTCTATAATGCTGATTCCCTCATCATCCATCCATTGTCGTAAAGGGTTTTTCATGGATTTCTCCCTTAGATTTTTCGTAAAAAATACCAAGAAATTGAAAATTATGCAAGATTTTAATGTTTAATTCCTGGATTTTTCTCTAGGGAAATGCAAAAAAACTTGCCATAAATTTCACGATTTAGATATGTTTGGTTGCGAAACAAAAAA